AGACCACTCGATCAGGTTTCGTTTCCACAGACATTGGTCTTGAAGACACGTCTGAAAGTTTTGGCCTGCCAGCGACTGCTGACTTTATGTTTGCACTCATTAGTAACGAGGAGCTTGACGAGCTCAACCAAATCGCAGTCAAACAACTCAAGAACCGATACAACGACCCAACAACAAACAAAAGGTTTGTTATCGGAATAGATCGTGCAAAGATGAGACTGTTTGACGTGAGCATGGATCAACAGGACATAGTGGATGCAAACCAAGTAGAGGACTCTTTCTCTGAACCTGTATTTGACAAAACAACATTCGGAGAAGAACTTGACAACTTCAAAGTATAAAGGATTATATGATGGTAGAATATTTAAAGCCGGGTGATGAACTCAGCATGAATAAATTTGGTTTGGGAACATTCGTTGTAAGATTTGAAATGCCCACCAACTTTATTGATGACATTAATAAAATGTATGATGATGCAAAAGACCTACCAGGGCACAATCAAAACCTTGCTGGTAAAATTGAAGACGAATTTAGTATCAATGATATTCTAACGAGTGATATGAAAAATTGTTTTTTGACTTGTTTCCGACAATATCTACAGGTGGTTCAAAAACCTTTCTGGCACTGCAAGCTTGCTGGTGCGTGGATTAATGATATGAAAGCTGGTGAGTACAACCCCTTTCACTTTCACCAAAGCACGTTGACTTATCTAGGATTGTCATCTGTTCTGGTTCTCAAACGTCCCAGCACATATGGAAAAGAATACTCAAGAGATGACATACCCTCTAATGGATGGTTAGAGTTTAGTGGTGGTCAACAAGACCCCCTGAGCGTCTCTCAGTTGCGCCTGGATGCACAGGTTGGTAGTTTCTATATCTTCCCCTACACTTTGTTACATGGAGTATACCCTTTCAACAGCACAGATGAGATACGCCGAACACTGTCATTCAACTGTGATCTATTTACGGAAATGCAACATCAAATGAATAAAATTGCAAGTGAACAACACTCAAATACACCATCTGAAAAGTGGTCTACGGAAAATGATTCACAAGTTCGGGCCAATCCTAGTGCCTGGATATAGTGTGTTCTAAATAATACGATGTTAACAACTATAATTGCACTTGTAATGTACGGTCACACAATCTATATAAATGCAGAAGTGATGTATAACGTATCTGATTTACCGTCCTGTAATGAGATTTTACCAAAAGTTATCAGGGCTTACGGAGCAAAATCTGGATACTGTTTTACAGGTGATATGTTGCTCTCACCAGAATCTACATAAGGAGATATATTATGTCATTTAAATTTGTAATCTACTCTACACCCACCTGTCCCTATTGTAATATGGCCAAAGACCTTATCACGGAACAGGAAATGGAATATACGGAAACCTCACTTGATACACAAGAGGCAATTGACGATTTCAAGAAAACAACGGGACACAAGACGGTTCCACAAATCTACCTTGACACAGACCAACAAGAGTATATCGGAGGCTATGAAGATGTGGAGAAGTTTTTGTTGGAAATGGTGGATTGGCGAAGAAAAAATGTGTTGATGGGGGGTTTCGACTTCGGTGCAGCAGCTGCGTCACCGAATAAAACCATTCGTGTTGATCAGCATAAAGACGGATCAACAACCGTTTCGGAGGAAGATTCTATAAAAGAATACACTATATCTATTACAGATACAGAAAAACAAGAGATGAAAGATATCACACCTAAAAAATAATCAGTGGAGTGCCACCAGTGATATCGTAAATCTTCTGGAACATTATTGCACTGAGAATGTAAAAGGCTGCTAGAGTAACACCGTTTACAGAAACACCCGCCAGCATGTTAACGTCCTTACGAATTTGGGCTGCACGATACTCTGCCTGTTTTTGCAGAAAGTATTTTTCCTGTAGCATGTTGTCAAATTCACGATCAAGTTTATTGGTGTTTGCTACTCTCTGTATCTCGAAAATGTTCATGTAAATATTTATGAAAAAAAGTGAAATTAACTGTTGACAAACCTTCTTAGATGTTTTATACTATTAATATAATCAAGAGAGAGAAAGACACATGACACATCAATTTACCGCATATACCAACCCAGAGTTTGACTTTGATTTACTTCCTCAATTTGCCAAAGAACATGGATGTACATATCATCTAGACTTTGATGAAGGGTGGATAGTAACCTTTTCGAGTGGAAACATGGACTATCTAGAAGAGGTCTCAGATCAACTCTCTTTTCTAGATCAAACCCCAATTGTGGAGTATACAGTATGAAATTACTGAATAAGTATTATCCCCTATATATTCTCATCATAGGGTTTCTGCCTCTGGTAATTGAATATCAGAAACAATTTACCACCACAGGGTCACTAGCTGCTAGTATATGTTTTGCAGTGTTCATGAGTATGTTTGCACTGGTATGTTGGAGAAAATTTCCTGCATAGGGGTATTGACTTTACGTAAGTAGCAGTGTATAGTGTAATAATCGTTTTAATTTTTAGTGGACATATATTATGAAAGTAAAACTTGTTGGAAAACGGAAATCTTCAGTCAGGAAAAAAGAGTGGCAGAAGAATTTTGTTAAAAAGTGTGCAGAGATATATTCTCTTTACGAAAAGTCTTTTGAGGAAGCTGTATTAGAAGGAACTATCCGTTCAAAAGATGTTATGAATCTTGTCAAGATTATGGTTGCACCAATGCGATTTGGAAAGACTAGACTTGCAATCACGCATCACATACCTTTTTTACTCAAACACACAGACGTTAATTGTATTATTTTTACAAGTCCATTGGGTTCTATTATCAAGCAAAAGCAACGACTAATTAAAAAGACGATTAGTAAACTTGATGATGTTGAGTATTGTGACCATCCAGTAGATGCAATTGAAGCTTTAGAGGATGGTTCAAAAGTTGTTATCACTATGACCAATCAGGCAGCATGGGTTGGTGATAAAGTAGTAGAATTGTATGATTCATTAGACAAATCTAAAACGGCGTTTATTGTTGATGAAGCTCACACATGGACTACTGATTGCAAGGAAAATTTAGGAAATGTAGTAGGTGGTGGTGGAAAAAGCTCTAAGTTTAAGGGTGCTTTGTACCAGAGACTAAAAGAGTTTGCTCCGCACACACCATTTATTTTTGGACTAACTGCAACAACTAACAATCAACACGATGGCCATGTTCCAGCTCTTGGAAATATGCAATATAAGGTTCTCAACAAAGATTTTGTTAAAGATGGAGAAGTAGTCCAAGATTTAGCTTATCGGTTGGGATGGTTTGATCCTAAGAGAGTTCGTTTTATGGATGATTCTTTTCTGTTTGGAGAATCAACGCAAGACCATTTTAATGATATGATTGGTGTGTTGATGAGAAGGGAAACCCTCATAAAGAAAAAACTTACAGCCTTTATTGAAGCAAAGAGAAAAGAAAGGGGAGTAGATGATAACAAGTGTCTTGCAGAAACTTTAAAGTATATAAAAGAGTCCAACTTTAAAGCAGATGATGTGGACGAAAACTCACCAGTAACTTTTATAATGCACTCCAAAGAAATTGCTGCTTATAACATAGATGGTAAAAAACTTTACAATGTAGATGAAAAAGAGGTTTTTGCTTGTCTTGCTGATCCATCCCACCCGTCACGATTTTTGATTGTTGTTGATATGGCAAAGATGGGTGTAGATTTACCAACAACTAAACTCATGTTTTCTTTTAGGACTTGGCCAAAGCAAGCAACTGATTTTTTGAAGTTTGGATATATCATAGAGAGTGCTTTACAGAAGTTTGGTAGACTTTTAACAGGAAACTCTGGTGTATCTGAAAAAGAATTTTTTGATGAGTATTTCGGTGACTTTAGAAATGTTCCAAATTTTGATCCAGAGATGAATATGATGGACTATTGGGTTATGAGTAACGGGATGAATGAAGAAGCAATGTCAGTTTTTGGTTCAATGTTTGCTCCATCAAAGCCGGACATGGAATCTTATCTAGAGGAAGATTATTGTCCTACGTGTGGACAACCTTGGCCTGAGGGTAATGCTGAGTTAGAGGATGATGATAATTCTAGTCTTGATAAGGTTTTTGAAATATAAATCTAATGATTGAAAAAATCTATATTCCAACTTTAAAAAGATTTGATCGACAAACTACATGGGAAAATTTACCAGAGTTTTTAAGAGAACGAGCTGTTCTGGTTGTACAACCAGCTGAAAAAGACCTTCATGGTGATAAACCAGTTTTAGTATTGCCGGAAAATGATTGTGGTATTCATAATACTAGGAAGTTTATATGGGCTCACGCACAAGAAAAAATACATATTGTAGCAGATGATGATTTGCAATTTAGAGACAGAAATTTTGGATATGGTATAAACCTTACAAAAGAGGATGCTGACTATTCATATACTAATAATAAAACTAAAGTGCCTATGACGGAAGATAATTGGAGATTTTTTGAAGAAACAACTTGTCAGTGGTTTGAAGAAGGTGTTGCTTTTTCTGGTATGAAACTGGCTAACCGTTCTCCTACGATGTGGCATAATGGGTATGTAAATAATACTTCAGTTTTTTGTTTATATGTTTTTAATGGCAAAATTTTACCAAAAGTTGATGAGTTAGATTGGTCTTTGCGGTTAGCTGAAGATGCACATTTGGTCCTCCAGCTGTTAAGAAAAGGTTATTCCAATAAAATATGGGACAAATTTTGTGTGCAGAGCAATCAATTTACAAAAGGTGGTTGCAATACTTATAGAACAATAGATGATGTAAACAGAAGTCATTTAGAATTGACTATGAAACATCCTGAGTATGTTGAACTGAGTGGCTACCCTAAAAGGGTAGGAGATATACAAAAGGTAAAAGTTCGGTGGAATAAAGCATACAAGGATTACATAAAGAAAGGAACAGGTAAGATAATAGAATGATTCGGATTGATATAAAATGACTAGCGCATACCACCCTGCGAAGCTCGGTGATCTCGTATATTCTCTCCCCGCAATCCATAGAAGAGGTGGTGTTGATACCTATTTCATCAAACGTCCAGAGGTTGCAAAATATCTCAAACGTCTGTTTGAGTCACAGTCATACATTGATCAGATTGTTCAATCAGATAAACCACCAACAGGGGTTACAATAGACTTCTCTGACTTCCAGAGTTTTTATCGTCTAATGCTAAGGTGTGATCTAATATCCCTTAATTGCATGGTGGCTGGTGTAAGGACACACCAATTCCCTCTGAAGATATCCAACGTGGGCCTAAGGTCAAAACACGTTAAGTACATGAACTGTGATATTGACCTTGATGAACATCGTGATCTACAGATGTGGCGGCCTAACCAAAGGTGGTTGGACGTAGAACCTATTCATAAATCAGATATTATTATCAATCTTACAGAAAGATATCACGATTGGAATAACGAAAAACACAATCCTACATTCTTCTTTGACTATACTCTTCTTAAAAACTATGACTGTGGATTTATCGGACTAGACCATGAGTATGATTTATTCTGTGATCGTTATGGTTTTAAACCTAAACGTATTCCTGTAAAAGATGGTCTAGATACTGCACAATATATTGCTGGGTCTAAACTGTTCGTTGGTGCAGCTAGTTCTGCAAAAGCAATTGCAGAGGGACTCAAACATCCAACTTTGATGGAGATTTCTAAGGAATGGCCAGATGACCTTCCCAAAGGTTCTCATGGTCATTATCATATCAATAAAGAGATCATAGAGTATTATCTCAACAATGACATACCTCAAGCAACGCTACCAGAGATAGAGATAAAAGAGAAAAAAGAGGAAGGATTAGAGGAGTTCTTTACATGAAGAAGATAGTCGTATCTGATGATTTTGGTGAGAAAGAAACTTTTGGCAAATGGAACGGTAAATTTCTGGACGATTCTGCATACACGGAAGTAATTCATGTTAAAGAGAACACCGCAGTGATGAAGCCTGTCGTTTCTCTAGATGGCTCAGATGTCCCACTTGCGTATATCATGACAAATGTGTTTCCAGATGATGAAGTGCGAAACTGTCTTGCGACTATAGAAGATACCTCAACCATGAGAGCTAACTGTAGTGGCCCAATCAACCATGAAGAGATGAGAAAGAAGGGGCTCATCGAAGGAGAACATTACAAATTACGTACACCAAACTCATATTATACCCGCACCAAGTCAGGTGGTTGGGGTATGATTGCATACTCTAACGAGATACATTCGGTGATGATCGGATACAAACGAGGTAGATTTACTGGTGGTATAGACGCCTCTGGGTGGACGAAAGATCACCCCAAAGAATTTGAGATACTTAGAAACATATCGAAATACAATGAGATTGCGTTTGAGGAAGCAAATCCTGCTGTATACAAGAAACAAAAGACCTTTGCGGAGACATCTATCAAACCAGAACACCGAATGGGAATGTTCACCACATTGTCTGCAAATCGTTATCATGCTGGACAGTCAACCAAGATGGCAGCTCATGTGGATAGTGGAGATACAGAGTTTGGTATGACAACGATGTGTGTGTTTCGAGAGGGAGAATATAGTGGTGCATATCTAACATTTCCAAGATATGGCATTGCGATAGATGCACCAGATAATTCTGTGGTTATCGCAGATAGTCGAGAAATACACGGTGTGACCGCCATACAGGGGTCAGGAGAACGCTTTAGTTGTGTGGCGTACTGTGACAACCGACTTGCAACTATAGGAACAGCTGGTAAGAGTGAAAGACTGATTGGTAAATATGCAGCTAAAGAAAGCGGTAATTTAGAAGAGTTCATATAATATAAATACTATTAACTATTCGCATGGAGAGATTGAATGGCCCTTCAGAAGTATATTCACCAGTTAAACCCTCGTCAGGAATCAAATCTTTTAAAAAAGGTGGATCAAATTACGAATTTAATCTTATCTGAGTCTTCACTGAGTAAGGGTGAGTTGGAAAAACCTGCTGGGGCCGGTCCTAATTCTGGTCGTCCTCGTATAGAGATATTTGCAGACAAGATTAGGAAGGGTGAAGAACACATTTTAAATGATGGTGAGACCATTATCATTAAAACAATCAAAATGGATGGAAAAGACTATTCTAAAGATGATATGGGTGAATTGGTTGCAAATTTTCCAGACGCATCGAAGATTGCAGTAAGTGACCCGCCAACCGCATGGTCTAAGATTGCAAAAACACCAGAATATGGTGGTAAGGGTGGTGGAACAAAAATATCCGAAAATACTCAGGAATTAATGACGGCCGCAATCGTAATATCAAATAAAACATATGATGCACAGGATATAACCGTTGAAGAGGCAAAAGACATCATCGAAGATGCAAAATCTCAGTGGTCGAAGATAGAGGGAGTTACAGGAAAAGAGGCACTTTTAAATCAATTTACTGACAATTGGTATGATCTTGCGACTGCCGTATCCTCTGCAAATGCAATCAATAAGATAGTCGGAAATGCGAGTTCTGTGTTTTGGACAGGTCAAAGTTGGGTTGATGAAATTGCACCATACAATCCCCCAGTGAAAGGGGTGAAAGACTATAATTCTTCTGATATTGTCGTAAAAGGTTCTGATGGTGTTTATCATGGATTTTCTCTCAAAAAGAAGGCAACCGCAACCGCAGCGGACCCAACTCTTATCAATAAACCGATCACGGGCAAAAAATCCCTTCTCAGACCAATAATAGGGACCAGAGATTACGATCTCATAGAACTCGCAAAGAACGTATTTTTTGATAGAATGTTGATGTTGTACTATCCAAAGAAATACAAGAGTCGTGGAGATATAACCGCATTATCGGATAGAGATAGAGGAAAGGCCATACGTGCGATACCAAATGAATTTGCGAATGACATGTTGGCAGGACGTAAGGGTAAAAACGTGTTTTGGTATGCAACGGATAAGATTCTCAAAAGACACGCCGACTCCTTTGTGAGTGAGTTTCTTAAATTAGTGTTTCGCATAGACCTTAATGACTTGATTGATGCCAATAAATTTAAGTTCTACCTACTCACTGGAATTGGTAGACAAAGGGGGGATACAATAGGTGTAGAACCGGCCGAGGTGAAGGATATGCCGTCAACCATAGAGGCACTGACAAAAATATTTGATGATAACAACCTTAAATTGGGGTCTACGTTAGATAGTAAAGGTAACGTAAAGAGACAACCTTGGGAATATAAGAGTGGCGATAAAAAGGCACCCGCAAAACTATTTTACACTATATACAATGGAAGTGACGCATTACTCAACATTGAACTTAGATACAAAGGTTCAAAAACGGCCGAACCTCAATTTCAGGCAACTGCAACACCTGTATTTAAAAATCTCATGAGTGCAAATAAATGATCAGTTTCGCAGAATTATTATCAGAATCAAAGGCGGGTAAGAACCTTCACCTAGAACACCTAGAGGACGAAATCTTGAACTATGGTGTAGATGGTGGACGGGCCGCAATTAACTTTCTACGATCACTACGAGACATGTTGGCGGGTGCAAGTCGTTCATCTGTAAATATGACCGTGAAGTGGGATGGTGCTCCGGCAATCTTTGCGGGTATCGATCCGGCAGACGGTAAATTCTTTGTTGCAAAGAAGAGTGTGTTCAACGTGGACCCGAAACTATACAAGACGGATGCGGAGATAGATGATGACCTATCTGGCACTCTTAACTCTAAGTTCAAGGTTGCCCTCGCAGAGTTGTCTAAGTTGGGTATCAAAGACGTATTACAGGGTGATCTGATGTTCACTGATGACGTTGAGACGGAGACGATTGATGGTCAGAAGATGTACACGTTCCAACCCAACACAATCGTATATGCCACACCAGTGAATAGTGATCTTGGACGCACGTTTGCAAGGGCCAAGATTGGTATCGTATTTCACACCACATATAAGGGTGATGAGTTACAGGATATGAAGGCGTCATTTGGTGCGGATATATCGAAACTCAAGAAAACCTCCTCTGTGTGGATGGATGACGCAACCTATAAGGATACGTCTGGTAAGTCCACGTTTACCGCAGATGAGACGGAAAAGGTAACAGCGATACTGTCACAGGTAGGTAGAACCTTCCAGATGATCAACTCTGGAAGACTCAAGAGGTTTCTTGCGTTACAGGAGAGTCTGACGGGTAATATGGCAGGTGCGTCACTCAAGACATATAATAACAGTAAGGTGAGACAGGGTGAGAAGGTCAAGAACGCCAAGATACACGCAAAAGGTTATCCACTGTGGGTTCAGGCCCATATACAGAAACTCATTGACAAGGCGAAGAGTGATGCGGGTAAGAAGAAGTATGAGAACCTACAGAAAGAGATGGTGAGAGAGTTTAAGAAGTATGTCAATGTTCTAGAGTATGTGATTACCTTCCAGAACCTACTTGTAGATGCCAAGATGGTCATCGTGAAGAAACTGAACAGTGTGAAGGGTCTGACTGACACTTTCATTAAGACTTCTAACGGATTTAAGGTGGTCAATCCAGAGGGATATGTGGCCATTGATAGGGTGGGCGGTAATGCGGTAAAACTTGTGGACCGCATGGAATTTTCATTCAATAACTTTACAGCCATAAAATCGTGGGATAAATGACCTTGACATATAACCCTAAAGGTGTTATAGTCTATACATGAATTTTTATACAAATGTCCTTCAACGTGGAAACAATTTGCATGTTCGTGCTGTCGTAAATGGTGAACGACAGAATTTCAAGATTCGATACGAACCTACTCTATTTTCTCCTGTCGATCAAGAAACTGGATACAAAACCCTAGAGGGTAAACCAGTTTTACCAAGACATTTTGACACGATGAAAGAGGCAAAGGAGTGGGTTGATTCCTATGGTAGTCAGCCTGAACTGGTATACGGTAATACACAGTTTGCGTATAGTTATATCTCTGATACCTACAAAGGTCAGGTTGATTGGGATTTAGACAAGATACTCATTGTTACAGTGGATATCGAAGTAGAGTGTGAGAACGGATTTCCTGCTGTGCGTACAGCAGATGAACCAATGTTGTCGATCACTATCAAGAACCATCAGAACAAAAAGATCGTGGTGTTTGGTCTTCATGAGTTTCATACTGATCGTGATGACGTTACCTATGTTCAATGTGAGAGTGAGACACATCTACTCAAAGAGTTTCTTGTATTCTGGGAGAAACATCAGCCGGATGTAATCACGGGCTGGAATACAGAGTTCTTTGATATTCCCTATCTCTGCAATCGTATCACAAAACTGTTTGGTGAGGATGAACTAAAACGTCTGTCACCTTGGGGTGTTGTATATTCCAAGGACATTTACAAGATGGGCAGAAACCATCAGGTGTATGCAATACAGGGTGTGGCTGGACTTGACTACTTTGACCTGTATCAGAAGTTCACCTATACTGCACAAGAGTCCTATCGTCTAGACCATATCGCATTTGTCGAGTTGGGTGAAAAGAAGACAGGCAATCCCTATGAGACTTTCAAGGATTGGTATCAGAAAGACTATCAGTCGTTTATCGAATACAACATACAGGACGTTGAGATTGTCGATAAGCTAGAAGATAAGATGAAGTTGATTGAACTCTGTCTTACGATGGCCTATGATGGAAAGGTAAATTACGTAGACGTTCTGGGAACTGTGCGGTATTGGGATACTGTGATATACAACTATCTCAAAGAGAAAAACATCGTCATTCCACAAAAGAAATCAGCAGAGAAGGTTGAAAAGTTTGAGGGTGCGTATGTGAAAGACCCGATTGTAGGTATGCACAAGTGGGTTATGTCTTTCGATCTAAATAGTCTGTATCCGCATCTGATTATGCAATATAATATATCTCCTGAGACGCTTGTACCATCCAATGAAAAAGCACCAGAGAAGATGGTGGATAAGATTCTGAATGGTAAAATAACAAATGATACTAAGTTCTGCATGGCCCCCAACGGTGCGTTTTTCCGTAAAGATAAAAGAGGGTTTCTTCCAGAGTTAATGGAGACAATCTACAATGACAGGGTTAAATATAAAAAACTTCTACTCGAATCTAAACAGAAGTATGAAGACACTCAAGACAAAAAGTATCTCAAAGATATCTCAAGGTATGAAAATATTCAGATGGCCAAGAAGATATCCCTTAATAGTGCGTATGGTGCTATTGGGAATAATTGGTTTAGGTATTTTGATCTGCGA